AAGGTGCCGCTGGCGCCGCACGAGTTCGATGCGCTGGTCAGCTTCCACTACAACACCGGCGGCATCGCCAAGGCTGCACTGACCCGCCACCTCAATGCCGGCAATCGCGTTGCAGCCGCCGACGCGTTTCAGAACTGGCGGCGACCGGCCTCGATCATCCCCCGCCGGGAGGCCGAGCGCGACCTGTTCCGCCATGGCCGCTATCCCGGCGGAACCATCCCGGTCTGGTCCGTGGATCGTGCAGGCCGCGTGGATTTCTCGCGGCCGATCCGACGCCTGACCGAGGATGAGGCTCTGGCCTTGGCTCGCGGGCCGTCGCCGCTGCCGAGGCCACCGGTCTTCGAACCTGCACCTGACGCGCCGACCGGCTGGCTCGCCCGGCTGACCGCCTTCTTCTCCACCCTGCTCCGGAGGGCTTGATCCCCATGCGCTACGTCCGACCCAACTCGCTCACCTGGTGGGCGGGACTTCTCGCCATGCTCACCGGCATCGCCTCCCTCGCGCTGCCAGCCACCGGTCCGCTCGGCGAGTTGTCCCGTCTCGTCGCGCTGCTCGCCGGCTCAGGCGATGCCTCGCCGGCGGGGCTGATGTTCCTTGGGCTGGGCCTGATCGGCCTGCGCGACCGGATCGAGCGCGGGTTCCGCGGCGATGCTTGAGTTTCTCGCAGGTCTGGTCGTGGGCGGCTTCCTCGGCGTCTTCGTCGCAGCCCTCTGCGTCGCCGCCGCGCGGGGGGAGCAGCACGATGGCTGATCTGGTCGCGGCCTTGGGCGCGGTCGGAGGCGTCGTCCTCGGACTGGTCTGGGGGCGCGCGGAAGGGGAGCGCACGGGCAAACGGGAGGCGGAACGCGATGCGATGGAAGACAAGATCAAGCGTGTCGAGCGGGGGCGGGATGCGGTTCGCGACGGGCGCGGCGCTGGCGATCCTGCTGACCGGCTGCGCCGCAACGATGGGCGCTGGTGATGCGGGCTGCGCCTCCTACGCCGAGGCTCGGCTAGGCCGACCTGCTGCCGAGACCGTCGCGGAGGTTCCGCCGGACTGGGCGGACTGGATCGCCGATCTCGACGACCGCATGACGGGAACCTGCCGATGAAAACCCTCTCGCCCGCCCTGCAGGCCCATCTCGACGAGGGCACGACGACGCTGGCCTGGTGCTGGCGGATCACGCGCGCCGACGGCGTCACCTTCGGGTTCACCGATCACGACCGGACGCTGAGCTTCGACGGGACCGACTTCGAGCCCGAGAGCGGGCTGACAGCTTCGGAGGTGCGCTCCGGCTCGGACCTGTCGGTCGATGCGCAGGACGCCGAGGGCGTGCTGACCTCGGACCGGATCACCGAGACCGACATCCTCGACGGTCGCTGGGACAACGCCGAGGTCGAGGTCTGGCGTGTGATCTGGGTCGACACGTCGCAACGCGTGCTGATGCGGCGCGGGGCCATCGGCCAGATCCGCCGCGGTCGGCTCGCGTTCGTCGCGGAGGTCCGCTCACTCGCGCATGTGCTGGGCCAGACGGTCGGGCGGACCTTCCAGGCGACCTGTGACGCGGCACTCGGGGACGCGCGCTGCGGCGTCGATCTCGAGGATCCGGCCTTCAAGGGCACCGGTGCCGTGATCGATCTCCTGCGCGACCGGGCCTTCACCGCCTCGGGGCTGGGCGCATTCACGTCCGGCTGGTTCACCTTCGGCACGCTCGAATGGACGAGCGGTGCGAACGCGGGGCGGCGCACCGAGGTCCTAGGCCACGACGTGACGGACGGAGTCGCGATCCTGACCTTGCTCGAGGCCCCCGTGCGCGCGATCGCAGAGAGCGATGCCTTCACCATCCGCGCGGGCTGCGACAAGCGCATCGAGACCTGCGGGGCCAAGTTCGCCAACACCGCCAACTTCCGGGGTTTCCCGCACATACCCGGCCAGGACGCCGTTCTCCGCTACGCCACCAAAGATGGCGGGCACGAAGGGTCCGTGTTGTGACCTCCACCGATCCCACCCGCGTCATCGCCATCGCGCGCTCCTGGCTCGGCACGCCGTATCACGACCAGGCGAGCCTGCGCGGTGTCGGCTGCGATTGCCTCGGGCTGGCCCGGGGCGTCTGGCGCGAGGTCGTCGGTCCAGAGCCGTTCCCGATCCCGCCCTACAGCCGCGACTGGGGCGAGACCGGGCCGAGCGAGGTGCTGGCCGAGGGCACGCGGCGGATGATGATCGAGGTGGAACCGGCGGCAGCCGGTCCCGGCGCGCTGGTGCTGTTCCGCATGAAGCCGCGCGCCATCGCCAAGCATGTCGGGATCGTCACCGGGCCCGACACCTTCCTCCACGCCTACGAGCGGCTCGGCGTGATCGAGGAGCCGCTAAATAAAAGCTGGCGGCGGCGCATCGCCTTCGCTTTCCTGTTCCCGCAACGCTGAGACCCCGACATGGCAACGCTTGTCCTCGGTGCCGCTGGCGCTGCCATTGGCGGCAGCATTGGCGGCGCGATCCTCGGCGTCAGCGCCGCCACCATCGGCGGCTTCATCGGCTCGACCATCGGCTCGGTCGTCGACAGCTGGATCATCTCGTCGCTGGCGCCCACGCAGCGCATCGAGGGCGCGCGGCTCGACACGCTGCGCATCACCTCCGCTACAGAAGGCGCGGTCATCCCGCGGCTCTACGGCCGGATGCGCATGGGCGGCAACATCATCTGGGCGACCGATTTCCGCGAGGAGACGAAGACCACCACCCAAGGCGGCGGCAAGGGCGGCGGGGGCGGCAAGGTCAAGACCACGGAGTATCTCTACTACGCCTCCTTCGCCGTCGCGCTTTGCGAGGGACCGATCACCGGCATCGGGCGCATCTGGGCCGACGGCAAGCCGATGGACCTCTCCGGCGTCACCTGGCGCTGGTATCCGGGCGACGAGGCGCAGACGGCGGACCCGTTCATCGCCGCGAAGATTGGCGCGGCCAGCACGCCCGCCTATCGCGGCACCGCCTATGTGGTCTTCGAGGAACTGGCGCTCTCCACCTACGGCAACCGACTGCCGCAGCTCTCCTTCGAGGTGTTCCGGCCGCTTGCCGACCCCGACACCGCCGAGGGGCTGACCCGCGCCGTCACCATGATCCCCGCCTCGGGCGAGTTCACCTACGCGACGCAGGCGATCCGCAAGACCGACGGCGGCGCGACGGTGCCCGAGAACCTGAACGCGCTGGCCGACTCCACCGACATGGTGGAGGCGCTCAACCGGCTGCAGGCGATGGCCCCGGCGGTCGAGGGCGTCAGCCTCGTCGTCGCCTGGTTCGGCGACGACCTGCGCGCGGGCTCCTGCAAGGTCCGGCCGGGCGTTGAGGTGTCGGCCAAATCCACCACGCCCGTCACTTGGTCGGTCAATGGCGTCAGCCGCGCGAATGCCTTCCTCGTCAGCCGCGATGATCAGGATCGCCCGGTCTATGGTGGGACGCCGTCCGACTTCGCCGTGGTGCAGGCGATCCAGGAGATGAAGGCCCGCGGGCTGCGCGTCACCTTCTATCCGTTCATCCTGATGGATGTGCCGCCCGGGAACATGCTTCCGAACCCCTATTCCGACAACGCCGCGGAGACCGGCCAGCCCGCATTCCCTTGGCGGGGGCGGATCACCTGCTCGCCCGCCGCCGGTTTCGCCGGGACCGTCGACAAGACGGCCACGGCCGCAAGCCAGGTCGCGGCGCTGTTCGGCGCGGCCACGCCCGCGAGCTTCAGCATCTCGGGCCAGTCTGTCTCGTGGACAGGCTCGCCCGGCGACTGGGGCCTGCGGCGCATGGTGCTGCACTATGCCCATCTCTGCGCGGCAGCGGGCGGGGTCGATGCGTTCTTGATCGGCACCGAGATGCCCGGGCTCACGACGATCCGCTCGGGGGCCAGCACCTATCCCGCCGTGCAGGCCTATCGGGACCTGCTCGCGCACGTGCGGTCGATCCTCGGGTCCGGGACGAAGATCGGCTATGCGGCGGACTGGAGCGAATATTTCGGGCACCAGCCGGGCGATGGCAGCGGCGACATGTTCTTCCACCTCGACCCGCTCTGGGCCGATCCGGAGATCGATTTCGTCGGCATCGACAACTACATGCCACTCTCCGACTGGCGCGACGGCTTCGAGCATCTCGACGCGGCCGAGGGCTGGCCCGCAATCTACGACCGGGGCTATCTGCAGGCGAACATCGTGGGCGGCGAAGGCTTCGACTGGTTCTACGCCAGCGCGGCGGACCGATCGGCTCAGGTCCGGACCCCGATCACGGACGGCGCCGCCGGCAAGCCGTGGGTGTTCCGCTACAAGGATCTGCGCGCCTGGTGGTCGAACCCGCACTACAACCGCCCCGGTGGGGTGGAGAGCGGGACGCCGACGGCATGGGTGCCGGAGTCGAAGCCGATCTGGTTCACCGAGCTGGGCTGCCCGGCCATCGACAGGGGCACGAACCAGCCCAACGTCTTCTTCGACCCGAAATCCTCCGAAAGCTTTGTGCCGTACTTCTCACGAGGCTGGCGGGACGACGCGATCCAGCGCGCCTATCTCGAAGCGACCTATCTCTGGTGGGGCGAGGCCGCGAACAACCCGCTCTCGGCGGTCTACGGCGGCCGGATGGTGCATGTGCCCGAATGTGCCGCCTGGACCTGGGACGCGCGGCCCTATCCGTTTTTCCCGGCCCTGACCGATGTCTGGACGGACGGTGCGAACTGGCGGCTCGGGCACTGGCTGACCGGGCGTCTCGGCGCGGTGTCTCTGGCGGCGCTGGTCCGGCACCTTTGCCTGCGCGCGGGCCTGCCCGAGGATCGCATTGACGTCACCGGGCTCTGGGGCGCGGTAGAGGGCTACGCTATCGGCGCGCTGGAGAGCCCGCGCGCCTCCATCACCACGCTGTCGCGGCATTTCGGCTTCGACGCCGTCGAGACCGAGGGCGTCATCCGCTTCGTGATGCGCGGCCGGGCAGCGGCAGCCACAGTCAGCCCCGACGACCTGGTCGCCGCGCGAGAAGGCGATGTTCTCGAACTGACCCGTGGCCAGGAGACCGAACTCCCGCAGGCGCTGAAATGGCAGGTGGCCCGCGCGGACGAGGACTACGAGGCCGCGCAGGTCGAGGCCCGGCGCATCACCGTCGACACGACGCGGATCGCCTCTGAGGCCTTCCCCATGGCGGTGCCGCCCGAGGAGGCCGAGCGCCGTTGCCGGCGCGCCCTCATGGAAGCCTGGAAGGGGCGCGAGAGCGCAGTGTTTCGGCTGCCTCCTTCGCGGCTGGCGCTCGATCCCGCCGATGTCGTGTCGTTCGCCCATGACGGTAGGGCTGTCCCGCTGCGGCTCGTCTCCATCGCCGATGCGGACGCGCGCGGCGTCGAAGCTGTGCGCCAGGACCGGGAGGCCTACGACCTGCCGCCCGGTGCGCCGCGGCCCTCGGCGCTCTCGCAAGCCGTCGTGTTCGGCGCGCCCGAGGCGGTGCTGATGGACCTGCCGCACCTCACCGAGGACCAGCCTGCGCATAGGCCTTTCGCGGTAGCCCATGCCGTCCCGTGGCCCGGCGAAATCGCGGTGTTCCGCAGCCCCTCGACGGACGGGTTCGAGCTGCTGACCACGTTCGGCACGCGGGCCCGGATCGGCACCTTGGCCTCGGACTTCTACACGGGCCCGACCTCGCGCTTCGATTTCGGCAATA